ATGGGTTGTAAACCGGGGCATAAATCATCCCGCCGACATTGGCCTGGTAACGTGCCAGCGCTTCGCGCTCAGCATCTTCTTGAGCCTTAGCCGTGGCGTATCCTTGAAGCGCTTGACCACCAATCGTTACCGCGCCCAGCTTTCCGTATGGGCCTAGCGAGTTCCAAGTTTTAGCGATACCTCCGCCAATCCTGCCAAGTAAGCCAGGGCTGGACGCCTGCAATGCCGATGTGCCCGTGAGATAGTTGCCGGTAGTCGCCGCCTGCGTAGCGGCCTGGGTAGCACCCTGAGCGGCCGCACCTTGAGCTCCTGCGGTGCCAGCAGTCCCGGTCAGGTAGTTACCACTGGTGGCTCCAGGAGCAGTCGTTCCCGTAATGTAATTTCCGGTGGTCGCAGCACCCGTGCCGGCAGCGCCAGTAGCACCACCCGCACCAGGGGCAACATAAGCCGGGGTGGCCGTAGTGATCGGCGCAAGGCCAGCCGCAGCCGTACCCGCTCCTGCGCCGTATGCGCCCGTAAATCCACTCGCTAAAGAGCTTCCAGCTCCAGCGATGTTTCCAGATGCCAGCGCAGTACCAGCACCCGTGATTCCGCCCCAGGCTGATGCCACGCCGGCTTTAGCGCCGGCCATGAAGCCTCCGGCCCCGGCCCCCATGCCTCCTAATCCGCCCAAAAGGGCAGCACCTCCGAAATAAATAAGGCCGGCCATAGCGGCGATCTTGAGAATCTTCCCGGACTTGATCGACTTCCAGACCTTCTTGACGCCTTTCACAACGCCCTTCACGACCTTCTTGATGACCTTACCGACCTTTTTTACAACCTTGCTCATGTCTGACCTCGCACATAGGTGCAATTCATAGAAATACGGGAGAAGCCGATCCGGCTGAGAAACTTCAACAGCCTGGGATCGGACTCAGGTTCTAATTCGATTACTGCGACTTTGATGACCGGGCGAGACTTCACCCATTTGCCGAACTGTCTCAGGAGCTTCACGCCCTCGCCGGGCACCCTGGTGTAGTACAGCATCACGCTGCACTGCTGGCGCTCATACCAGAAGGATCGCTCTGACATTGCCCCTACGGCGGCGACAACCTCGCCATCTATCTCTGACACCCAGACAAAATGGCGATTGCCAGAGATCGCCTCGATGGCTGTCTCTGCCATAGAGTCTCTGCAAATTCTGACTGGGAGGGGGTTTTGGGTTACTGACTCTACTGCTAAATCAACAATGGCTGGCACATCCGCCAGCGTTGCCTCTCTAATCATTCAGATTAGCCGCCTCCAGGGGTCGGGGGAGTAAATACCTCGAACTGATTGGTCGCCGTGTTCCATTGATAAACCGTGCCGTCAGCACCTTGATAAAGCTGGGTGCCGTATCCCTGCACATTAATCTGGGTCAGGCCCATCGATTCTGCCGCTGACGCAGGATCGGTCATGCCTCCTCCTGCCGGGGGAACGTAATTTGGATCCATGCGGTCGGTAATGTTCGCCAAGAACTGCGGCATGGTCTGCGCCATATTCATCAAATTTGCGGCGGCTTGGGTTTTTTGCGATGCCGTCAAATTAGGGTCAGCGTACACAGCCGCGATGCCTTCCATAGTCGAGAACATCACGGTAGATGCTGACTGGGCATTGACCTGATACTTGCTGAACTCACGGTCGAGCGCTGCTTGCGTAGCCAGCCAGTCGTTCTGATTGCTCTGAAGCCATGAGTCAAAGTTTCTCTGCTTCTCCGCCTCCAATGATGAGAAGGCGTGCTGGGCGGCAAGCTGACCAGCCTGGAATTGCTGATCGACACTCTGATAATCGAACTGGAACTGGCGATCCAAGTCAGCCTGGCTGGCCGCGAACGCCTGCTGGTTAGTTTGCAATGCAGTTTGCAGCTCTCTATCCAGATTGTTTTGCGAGCCTTGGAAGTCAAACTCGCGAGCCTGCAAGAGCTGTCGGAGCTCCCGGTCTGCCTCGTTCTGCTCGGCAGTGAATAGCTGTGCGTCATCCTGCAACAATCTCGCAGCTTCCCGATCCAGGAAATTCTGGATGGCGACGTTCGCAGAGTTAGCGTTGAACTGACCAGCCTGATTGATAGAGTCAGCATTGAAGCGGTTGGTCGCGTTCGTCTCACCAACATTGAACATACTGACATTGGTGCCAAGCTGAGCGTCCTGCAACGCACCCTGGTTAAGCGCGTCAGTGCTCTGCGCCGCCGCACCCGCATAAGTGGCCGCATCTTGTTCAGCGATCCGAGTGGCCGCATCCAGGACTGCCGCTTCAGAAGCCTGGGCCGCGATAGACGAATTCAGCAAGCCACGTTGGTTTGCGAATTGGAGCCCGCTAGTACGAGCTCTCTGCAAGATAGGAGAGTCGCTACCAAGTATCCGATCCAACTGAAACTGGACTGTCTCCTCTGGAGAAACTGTCCGGGTAGTCACATCAGCCTCTAACGCATCCGCCGCGTCAGACGCCGCCGCTGTAGTCGCGTCATAACGCGCAGCTTCATCCGCTGCCTGGGAAACTGATGTTTGCGCCCCTGTATCAACCGATGACTGATTAGTATTCTCCGGGCGCGTCACAGTATCTACCCGCATCCCGGCGATCTCAGCTTCAATCTCCTCGAGGGATCTCCCCTGCTGCGCCTGGCTTAAATAGCCTGCCAGCTCCTCTGGCGTTGCCTCACGATCTAGGTATTGCCCAAAGGCACCACGAATCGTCCCGGACGCCAGCCCATTAAACTCAGCAGACAGCCGGATATTAGCGTTAACCTGATCCTGAGTCTGACCGCCCAGTAAGCTCTGACGCCAATAATCTAGACCTTCCTCCCGGGGATCGCGCTGCAATATGTTCTGATATGCCTGCGTTACCCGATCAGTCGCAACACCAAAGCCCTCTTGCGAATTAGCAATGTTGTAACGCACATCTTCCATAGAAGCGCCATCACGCAGGGTTTGCGTCCAATAATCCAGGCCGGCCTGTTCTGGTGCTCGGCCCAGGTATTGCTGGTAAAGATTCGTAATGTCGGCGGAATAATCAACCGGAGAATCTGTAGCCATCGTGACAGGCTCAGGCGGCGGAGTTGGCGCTGCCTGTTGCTGTGACTTCTGCTTCAAAAGACCCTGCTGGCTCTTCTGCATTTCTTGCAGGCGCTTGCGCTCCTCCTCCGTCATAGAGGACATCGTAGTAGTAGGCATATTTTTTACTCGGGTTTGGTGGGCCAGGTAATCGTCGCAGGAAAGTCTGCTTGCTGAGGTACGTCTCTCAATGACTGGCGATAAGCAGTCATCTCATCGCTCATAGCCACATCTGATAAAGCGAAATGGTCAGTAGCTTTAAGCAGCTCGTCGCGTTAAGAACGAGCCGCCTAGGGAGGCTGTGGATCGACCGGATCTGGATCTCAAGTGACCGGATCTGGATCTGGATTGACTGGGCCGGTTGTAACGGTCGGAGCCATCGCTCGGATTTTCGCGCTAGGATTATTGACGGGAGTTTGCCGTGCAGTCCGGGGAAGATCGAACCTCACAGCAAACGGTGTGCTAGGGGCATCAATATCAGGCCGGACTGGTCTATCAAGCAACGTTCTGGTTGGTGTAAATAATGTCGCTATCGGCCGGGTCGACCCCTGCTTGGGTTGGGAAGCCTAGGTGCGCGCTGCCCCAAAGAATCCTGGCAGCTCCTCTGCCGCCACCCTGACCATTTGATGAACCACTATGCCAGTTAGATCCGCCGCCGCCTCCAAAGGCACCACCCCTTCGGGAGCCTCCATTACCGCCAAGAGAGCCGCCGCCGCCGCCGCCGCGACCTGATCCTCCGCCTCCACTAGGGCCTTCACCGTATATGTTAACTCCCCCACCGCCGCCGCTATCTCCCGAGGTTACGGCAGAGGCCGGGCCTCCACCGCCGCCACCGCCGCCTTGGCCATTGCCTCCTGCTGAACCGCCTCGGCCTGTATAGCCTCCTGCGCCACCGCCACCCACAAACCACGACACACTACCTTGGTCTTGTAGGTGACCACCTTCGCCACCGCTTGACCCATACAGAACCTGTGCTGGATCATTTGTCCCGCCACCACGGCCTCCCTCGGCTCCTACCAGATTCCCGCTGACACTGCCGACTATTGTGGTGTCACCGCCGTTACTACCGTGTCCATGAGTGCCACCCCAATTACCTGCGGCCCCTACGGTAATTGTAAGAGTTTCTCCCGGCACAACGGTTACATTATTTTTCCATCCAAGAGCACCGCCGCCAGCACAGCCTCCAGAGTATCCGCCGCCGCCGTGTCCGCCGCCGATAGTTACTGCATGAATATAAGTCACGCCCGCAGGCACGACGAACGTGTAAGTGCCGGCATTCGTATATCTGGCCTCGCCGGGTGGGAACTTTCCACCCTGAGTAGCAAAAAATGTTGTAGGCAAGCTCATTGCGTAAACCTCTTAAACAGAATAATCCAAGGCGGATGCAAAAATTGTTGTTGCATCTAGACAGTTGAAGGTGATTACCCAATACCGACTGTCAGACCATGTGGGCTCTGTACCGCCGGGCCACTTGATGTCACTACTCCAAGTTGGCGTATGGTTCGAGGTAGTCCGATCCAAAACCATCATTGAGGTTTTGCCAGCGGCCAAGTTGGTGCCTGAGAACGCAGTGCCCGCAGTCATAGTCATATGGGTGAGCGGCTTATTTAGGTCAAATGTCTCAGTTGTTGCCGCAGCGTTGGTCGCCGTAACTACCGGATGAAGATTAACGTAAGTGCCAGAAACAGCCTTGTTAAAGTCAAAGGTATCCGTGCTTGCGGTATAAATCAGGGTGGCTGAAGCGCCATCAATCGTAAGACCCGCCCCGTTAGCCGCCGCCGCATCCGCAGCACCTGACGCGATAGTAATATTGAGATCATCAATATCCATCGTGGTTGAGTTGATTGTGGTGGTTGTGCCATTTACGGTGAGATTGCCGGGAATAACTACATTGCCCGACGCATCTTCGTTAACTAACTTCCACCACGATCCTGAATGAGCAAAGTACCCTGCACCCGTCGCGTGAACATGAGCAAACATTCCGTGATAGGAGGACGCTGATGGGAGGTCGGCTAGTGTCGAGTAAACATTAGAGAAGGTTATTTTGTTAGAGCCAAGGTCGATGTCACCTGTAAAAGTGGCACCTGACAATTCGGCATAGTTTTGCCCCTGTGCTTGTACAGCCGCAACCTGGGTATTACCCTCAGCAGTTACAGCAGCAACCTGGGTATTACCTTCAGCAGTAACTGCGGCAAGCTGGGTAGCCCCTTCAGCAGTGATTGCGGAAATTTTCGTATCGCCGGTTTCAATAATGTCACTGACAGTAGCCGTGACATTTAACGCTTCTAGGGTTTTGCCTAAGAACACTAGATCCTTGGCGTCTGTGGTTGAAGCGGCCAACGATCGAGCTTTAGTATCAATGGCCGTGATTAAGGTGTTGAAGTTGCTGTTCTGGACTGCCATCTGGCTATACTCCTAGTTGTAATAAAATTTCATCTTCTAGGTCGGTAATTCTTTGACCGTAGATAATGTCGCTCTGGGATTTGCTGTAGTGATTTGCGGTTTGAAAGTTTCCGTACCCAACCACGGACACGGTATCTCCGCTGGATGCAGCAGAGCCCAGCGTTATCTCACTACCACTTGTGGCCGTAAAATCTGCCGGCGGCAGTCTTAGACCGTTTTTGTAAACATCCACAAACCCCGGGTCATATATGCTGGGGAATGTCGTTGTTGATCCAGAATATTGCCCTGCGCTTGTGCTTTGGGGTGTGCCCACAACATACTCAAATCTCTCGGATGTTCCGTTTACGCTGGAGTTGACGTTAATAAATCCAGAAGCTGTATAGACTTTAAGAATGCTGGTATTTGTGTCGTACCATAAATCGCCAGCGGTCAAATTAGATCCCGTTGGCTCGCTAGAACTTACAAAATAAGTATCAAAGAAGTTATTTATCTGTGTCGTAACCAACGCGGCTTGGTTGGCGGCAGTGGTCGCATTTGTCTCGCTAGTAGCTGCCGAAGTTGCACTGTTGGCCGCGTCAGTCGCGCTGTTTGCCGCCGCCGTAGCAGAGCTTGCCGCCGCCGATGCAGAGTTTGCTGCATTGGTTTCGCTGGTCGAAGCTGCGGTTGCGGAGTTTGCTGAACTTGTTGCGCTCGCGGCCGCATTGGTTTCGGCTGTTTCAGCGTTAGTTTCGGCTGTTTCGGCGTTAGTTTGAGCTGTCTGAGCGGCGGTTTTGGCCGCTTCAGCCGCCACCTTTGATGTGTTAGCCGCAGTAGCACTAGCCGCTGCATTTGCCTCGCTAGTAGCCGCCGCAGTTGCACTTGCTGTTACGGTAGATTCACTTCCAGCGGCGGCTGTAGCACTGGTCGCCGCGTCAGTTGCGCTAGTTGCCGCATTGGTTGCGCTCGTTCCCGCCGCTGTCTCAGAGGCCGCTGCTGCCACCGCGCTTGCCGCCGCATTGGTTGCGCTTGTGGCTGATGCGCTCTCACTTGATGCGGCAGCAGCTTCACTTGCGGAAGCGTTGGTTTCGCTAGTGCCGGCATTAGTCTCAGACGTTGCAGCATTAGTCTCACTCGTGGCCGCGTTAGTGGCAGACGTAGCCGCCGCTGTCGCGCTAGATGCCGCATTGTTTTCGCTCGTTAGTGCCGCCGCCGCACTTGCCGCCGCCGCATTCGTGCTGGGCGTGATGTACGCCAGGGCCGCAGCTTCCGCCACCGCGACAAGTACCGTTTCAGCATAGATTTTAGTGGTAGCGTGCTCATCGGATGTCGGCGTGCCAACAGGAACTGGCGCGGAAAACCCCTGCCCGGAAGTCGCCGGGGTTGGCAGCTTATCAAAGGCCGATTCAACGTAGTTATACCGGGTGTTAATGTCATTCGCTCGCGCCAGCTCGCCAGCCTGTAGCGCCGTTAGCGTTGGTACATAATTGTTAGGCACTTCGTAGCCTCCGTGTCACCGTATGAGTCTCCTGGGGGAGTAGTGAAGGGTTACCCCATGGATCGTATGGACGGCGTTTTCACTGCCGTCAGTGCCGATATAGACGCCCATATTTGCGCCTGTCACCGACATCCTGATCTTCGCGTCATTTGAGTACGCGGAGCCCCAGGAAAACTCATTCCAGTCGCTAACGTCCCAAAGGGATCCAGGGGATGTGTATAAAAGCGGCGATTGGCCGGCAGACTGATTGCCCAAGCCATACTCCGTTGTCGCTCTGACCACTACTCGAATGGGTGATCCCTCGACGCGGATATCGGGCTGTACCAGCCGGTATCGCTTGCGGATGGTGGGGCCCTGATAAGCAGTGAAGTTGGTCAGAATGAATGAGTAGATGTTACTGGTGCCGAATCGGTAACCAGTATCCATCTTGTAGACGTTGCCATCGTCAGCACCGAATACCGAAATCTCTGTCTCTGTCTCGTCAATCGCAGAAGCAGCGCACTTCACCTCATGGGGGAACCGGGTCTTGGTAACACCTACTAGATCCGGGCCATTGAATGTGAAATACAGGCCATTCTGGCCGTTGAACAAACGATACTGACCGCCTGCGCGATTAAGCACCGCCACACTGTTGGTCGTGAAATCAGAGATCAGCGTCTTGACCTTCCCGGACAATGACGCATAGGCGAAGTTACCGTATTGCTGCGCCGCCGCCAGGCTCATCAAACCCTGCCGATCCAGACCAATTACCTGACCACCAATAGACTGCATGGTGCCCTTGTAAGTGCCGGCCTTGTTTAGATCGTCAAGCTGCCAGTCCGCAGCAGATGAGCCGTACAGTGACTTGGTGGAATCCTCGCATCCAACAATCAATGCGCTCGAGTGCTCTTTTAGATTGGTTAGCGTATCGCCGACCGCGATCTCAGCCGCACCGCCAGCCACCGTATAGCCATTCGGGTTGCCGATCTCAGAGATATGGAGGGATGACTGGATGCCGAGCACAAGGTGCTTCTTGTATCCGACCACCAGTGATGGGTTGTCCTGGGTGGCACCAGTGCTAATCAGGGTAAAGACAGATCCATCAAACTCAGTCGCCTGGTCGATGCCGTTGACGATGTACATTTTCTGGTCATCGTCCTGGCCACCAAAGTTGTAATTGGCAAACCGGAAGTCGCCGT